TAAGAATTTTGAAACATTACCATACTTTGGTGGTAATGAATATACACGAGTTATGTAATCATCTTTAGTTACTGCTCTACTTTGTGCTTGGAAATAACCTGCCGCATTTACTCTTACATCTTCAAGTGTTTCTGGTCCACCACCTCCAGTTGCTGGATTTATATTTGTTATTGCAGTTGAATCCAATGTAGATGTTTTTATATTTACATCTAATGATAAAGAACTATCAAATTGTGGACTATGTGATGTAATATTATTAATTGTATTTGATGCAACATTATCATCAAGTCCACCACCATAAGAATACTTAATTGTAAGTGTTGTATTAGTCGGACATTGACCATAAGTTTCTGTATTTAAAAAGTTTGCTGGATCAAAAGCTGTATCAAGAAAACTTGGTGTTCCTGGTAGATTAGAACCTACACTATTTGGATTTGGAATTATCTCTTCATCTGCTCCTGCTGCTACTCCAGAACCAAATCTCATTTCAGTTTTACCATCAGGTCTAATATAAGTTTTAAATCGTTTAGATGTCTTTACAAGTTTTAACAAAAATGGTGCAAAGTTTCTACCCTCTACTAAATCTGGTGAATTGTTTGTATTATTCTCAAAATCTGAATATACCGTATCTTGTGCTAAAAATGGAACTTCATACCATTTATTTCCATCACCATCCGTTACTGAAATTATTTCCAATACAGGATTATTATTTAAAGCAATTCTTTTATATTTTTCTGCTGTTCCAAATGTTACATATTCAGTAACAACCGTTCCACTAACTGCCTTTGCTTGTTTCTTTAATAACCACTTAGTAACATTTTGTTCATCATCAACTTCAAATATATCATCTACTCTTGGACTCATTGAACTCGAATCTCTAAATACTACATCATCTACTGTTCTAAAAATTGTGCCATTGGCTGATGTACCTTCCATTCCCGCAGGAATATGTAAACAATAATCTTCATTAGGCTGTCTTTGTTCATCTACTATATTATTAGGATCTGATGGTACAGTTTGGAATACATCAAAGGTTACAGATGCAGGTGAAGCCTGTCTTGGTTTATATCCATATCCTTGTGCAATTTCGTATATAGTTTTCTTTTCTTCTGCAAAAGCTAACATACTTTCTTTGAACTGTTCGTCCATATAATAGGACAAAGTATCACCAACATATGATGCCATTTCTATAAACATCATACCTGGATCTGATTCGTTGAAATCGTTATATGTATTTGGAAAGTATGTCTTTGCAAATTCTATTAAACCATCTCTGAAAGCAGAAAAATCTTTATTTAAATATTTTACGTCTTTACTGACTCCTTTTGTAGCCATTTCTTTCTCCCTTATTGATTAATCGCCGATTCAAACTGATCAAAATTTACCGACACCGTTCCAAGTCTATCGGGTTCAAACGATAATCCAAAATCTATTGTTATATTAACTCGATTAATGTTATAATCTGGCATTGTAATTTCTATATTTTTAATGTTTATATATGGCAACCAAGTTTCTAAGGATGTTCTAATTGAATCTTCTAATATATCACTAAAATCTTCATTCATTGGTTCAAACAATATAGAATGTAACTGTGAACCAAATTCTGGTTGTCCTAATCTCTCACCTGGAATTGTTTGCAATAAATTTATAATATTATATTTTGCCTGTTGAAGTGTAGTTTTAGTTTGTTTAAAATATCCAGATTCAGAATAGCCCATTGGAAGTTTTAATCCAATAAATGTATCTGGATTTAAATCTTTTTCTCTTGCTCCCATTAGTTTATTCTCCTTACAGCAACTATTATACCATTTTTAACTTCTAAAATTGCCCTTCTATATGAAGTTGGTATTATATTACCATCATCATCCAAATCTACATCTGAAATTTGAAATTCATCAGTAATTCCTTCGTATTCTTCATTACCCTCATATGTTTGATATCCACCCGCCTGTATATTTCCGTCTAATTTAATTTCATCTTTAGTCAAACGTATATTTAACTTATCAAACAATTTTTTAAATATGATTATCTGTTTAGCCTCATCAATATTGGACTTGGCAACTGTTTTAAATTTTTTCAATATTCTTGATAATCTATTTTTTTTAGATTTAGGATTAGTCTGAACTTGTCTAATATTTAACTGACCTTTAGGTGTTATAAATAAACTACCTGGTAACCTATTTTCTAAATAAGACTTATTATCAAGTACATCTAAATTATCTTCACCCGTCAAATAAGAATGTATAGCATCCGCCTCTTCAGTTGCCATCTTAGCGTTCTCTTTTCTTATTCTCCTTTTAGTCTCAGTATCTTGGTCTTTGAAAATTCTATCATTTTTGATTTTTTCAAGTTTATACTTTAGAAACTTTTTATCTAATGCCATTACTAATTCCTATGGACGGTAATTCGTCCCACCTTTTTTCTGGTCTATTGCTTTCAAAACTGCTGAATAATCTTTTGTTAATGCGTTTGTTACATGGTCAGGAACTTGGTCAACATTCACACCAGCTTTCTTAATAGAATCAACTGCTGCTATTTCTCGTTTCTTTTCCTTTACTGATTCTGGATTTCCCAAACCAGTTTCTCTAACAAGTATATCATTTATTTTACTACTATCAAAGACTCCACCACCCATTGTTGGATATTCACCACTTTCTCCTTGTGGAACTCCACCAACGGTTTCATTTAAAACCTTATTTAAGCTTTCATTTGATGTGTAATGAACCTCTTTTTTAGGTTTAGGTTTATACTGTTTTCTAATAGGTTCTTTGAACTCTTTCTCAGTTATTGGTTTTGAAACTAATTCAGTAAGAGAAGATGAATCATTATCTTTAATAAATATCTCATTCATTTGTTTTTGAACTTCCTTACGGACTACAGTTTCGATTATTTTTATTAACTCTTGTTTCTTCATTTTGGTCTCCTTTATAAACCTTTTAAATAATTATCTAATTGTGGGTCTGCAAAACATCTTTCTAATTCTTCCATTTGTTTTGACAATTCATCGGATAACGCAGATGAATCTACATCATCAAAATTTGTATCAGTATCTAAGTCTGTCCAAGTTCCACCTGCATCTTCACAAGATTTTTGATCTAAATGTTCTGTTATAGAACAAAATCCAACAGAAGAACCATCATCGTAATCAAGTGAAGATGTTTCATTTACTATCTTATCATACATATCTTGTAAGGCCTTCATTTCATCTGGATCAATCCAAGTTCCACCTGCATCTTCACAATCTTCTTTACTCATCTCACCCGCGACTTGTCCTGCACATTGTGCTAAAATAGCCATTAATTGTGCCTGTAAGGCTGGTATTATTGCAGTGAATTTACCTATCGTTGTTATCAACATAGAAACAACCATATCTATAAGTCCTGCTAAATTTAATATCTTTAATAATGTTTCAACGATGGGAACAATAAATGGTGGTGTCCATTTTAAAATCTTTTTTACAATCTTTATAACCTTTCTAATGATTTTTACTATTTGAATTATTTGTTTTAGAATAGGAAGAATTTTCATTAACGCCTGTAATATCTCTAATAAATTTCTAATGACCGCCTTTACTGGAGGTGTACATACATCCTCTGGATCAAGTTTAGCTTTACCTACAATAGCATCAACATCAGCAGTTAATTTTCCCAATACCTCATTAAGTTTACTCATCAATTCTTGAACTTTTGCAGTAAACCCACTTAGTGCCCAAGCCTGTAAATCTGGTAATTTAAAATTTGCTATATCATTAAGCCAGGCCATTGCATCTTCGTCTGGTTTATTAACCGTTCCTGAACCTACACAAAAACCTTTATCTCCACCATCATCATCTCCATCATTACCAGTTGATTCATTTCCATCTTCTGAACTTGCTGCAACTGAATCATTTTCTGTAATATATGGTGCACATTTTAGTTCACCATTCTCAATTACACATCCAGTATGAAGTGAAGTTCCTGCAGGTACGATATCTCCTTCATCATATTGAACTAAATCATTACCTGTATCTGGCCATATTACTACTGCTCCATTATCACCAGCAACACCATCTACTTCAGCAAACATCATTGGAAATTCTTCTTTACTTACAAAAATTCCACTTCCCTCTATGAGTTCGCATCCTGGTATTATCGGGTCGCCTGGTCCCAATGTTACTCGTTGTCCTGCTATTGATTTACATCTTTGTGCCATTATGTTATCGTAGGTCCTTTAGGATTTCCAACAAAAACAGTTGAACTTTTTGGTGAATCCTTTTGTTTTGATTTTATAGCAGAAAGTGTTGATGACAATTGACTTGACGGGCCAACTATATTATCCAACGGAACTTTAAAATCAATTACTGATGCCATCGTTGGTTGTATTCCATTTGCGAATTGAACCAAGGCGTCTACTATTGGCCAAATGACATTATCCATTAATATATCACCAGCTATTGCAGGTTCTGTTGCCATTCTATCTGCTAAATTAACAATAGGTGATTCTAAACTCATTCGTCTATCTGCTGCCATACTTATTTCATTTTTACTAAAAGCGTGTATACTATTTAATTTACTATTAAAAACTATTCTATCTGAATTTATTAATATTTGTTTTCCATCATATTCTTTTGGAACTGTTTTTCCATGTGCCTTTTCAGATGACCTTTCAAATGGTACAACTTGGTCGGTAGTCATCCACAATGAAGAACTATCCTTGTTTATATCTTCTTTGATTGGTCTATAAGCAGGAAGATCTAAATTTTCAAGTTTTCTTTGTCCTGCTCTTATTACTACATTTGGTGAATTAAATTTTCCTGTATTTTCTTCTACACCATCCTGTGTTTTTATTTCTTTTACATTACTACCTAATCTAATAGTATTTCCAAACCTACCTTCAAATGTAATATCACCTTCTTCAGCATTTAAAAAGCGTATTTTAGAATTTCCAATACTTGGTAAATTTTCTTTATAATTTTCTTTTTCCCAAAGATGTGTAACTTGACTCAATCCAATTGCTGTATTTAAACTAACTTGATCTCTCATGTTCAATTTTTGAGTATAATAAATATCTTCCAAATAAGTTGCAACAATAACATGCTCTCCTGGAAAGGGATATTGTCTTATATTACTTTCCAATGGTCTCGCGAGTTTATAATCATCTTTACCACCATTACTAATATCCATTCTCACTTTGGCCCATCCATATTTTGACCAATCTGGTTTATCTTCAAATAACGGTAAATCTTCTTCATCCAAATAAACTTCTATTACTTCTGCGGGTTCTAACTCATAAAATTCAGGAGTTTTCTGTTGTTTCATCAACCTTTTAACTTCACGTGCAGAAGTAGCACCATCTGGTATTACGATGTGTTCGTCACTACTATTAACTTTATAAGACACTAATTTTCCTTAACTGTTTGTATATCTTCTGTTATTTTATCTGATTTCTTTTGAATGTCTACAACTACTTCATCTATACTTGTGAGTAATTGTTCTTTTTCTTTGTCTGATAAACCAAATTCTGATTCACTGCCTCCCTTGTTTTCAGCAGCAATTAATCGTTGAACAACTGTAGCCAACTTAACAAGTTGTTCATCATTTTTCACATTTATTTCCAAATACTCTTTTATCATAGGAATTAACTGTATAGCCATATCCCCATCTTTGATAAAACTTGTAACTTCTTTTACCAACACTTCAAGTTGATGTTTATTATGTTTAGAGTTTTCGTAAATGTCTTTGAATAATGATGATAGTGATTTACCTTCAAATAATTCGTAATCCTGACTCATCTTAATTTCCTCGTATTGTATTAAAAATAGATTCT